TCTTGCAAAACGAGTTAAAACAATTTTGCAAAAAGACTTTGGTATACAAACGATGGGAAGTAAATAATGTCAACAGGTTATCCAGGCTCTACTAATCGTTATTTTCCTGGTAAGACTGCAACTAACAACCGCACAGCACAACAAAATACAACACAACAAAATGCTGCTGCGGCTAAAAAGAAGGCAGATGCTGCCGCTGCTGCTAAGGCTGCTCAAGCAAAGAAGGCCATTAAACTTAGACAGGGCACTGGATCATTACGTCAATATGACGAACAAACTAATATGGGAGCAATTAGTGATGCAGGATTTCCTGTTGCTACCTATGTTTATAACGCACCAATGGTCAAGAGCGCATATCTAAGTGCCGAAGGACCACAGCAAAAAACTTCTTTAACGCCTGTTTCATCTGCTGGAAACTATGCCAATGCAAGAGATGCGTGGAAACCTGGAAATGAAAACGCTAAGGGAACTATTCAAATGAATGCCGCTTATGCAACCAATCTTTCAAAAGGGTCAAGTCAAACATCAAAACAATATGATGACAACTTATATGGTTTTAAGTTTATGTACAACCCAACAGAAGTTGGAATGGCCTGGGGGCTTGTTGAAGGTGTTAACTGGGAAGTCATTCAAAGCGGTTTAGATAAGATAACCCCGATTGGTGCTGGACTTACTCAAACCACAATCTCATTTTCAGTATTATTAAACAGAATAAATGATATGCCTTACCTAGATTCAAATGGACTTATTCCTGGTGTTGCAAATCCTTATGAAACATTTCGTACAAAAACAGGAAACATTAATGACGAATTAAAACAGATTTATGCAAAAGGAACCATGTATGACATGGAGTATTTCTTTAAAACAGTAAATGGATTTAACTCTGTATATACCTCTTCTTTAAATGGGGAGACGGCTGATCAGGGTTGGTTAAACGGCATACCAGTAGAGTTACATCTTGGCGCTGGTCTTCGTTACTTGGTTCGTATTTCAAACATAGACATCAACCACCAGATGTTTAATGAACGCATGGTTCCAATTAAATCTGTACTGAATCTAACGTGCACACGTTTTTACGACAATAACGTTATTGATCCTACTAAGTACACATTCTCTGGAGGTACAACGCCATGATCTTTTTAGATAGCCGATATGTGGATGCAAGTATCTATAAGGTATGGAACGCTCACAAAACACAATATGACGTATCTGTAACACGTCAATTCCCCTCATACGTTACCTCTTACTTTACATATGAGTGGTCTGCAACAGACCGTTTAGACAATCTTGCAACACGGTATCTTGGAGATGCATCCTTGTGGTGGAAAATATTAGACCTTAATCCAGAGATTATTGATCCAGCAGAGATACCTTTGGGAACACAACTAAGGATTCCGCATGCGTGATCCAGAGCGTCAAAATAGGCGTGGTAGTTCTTTTAAGGTTGTTTACCCAGATCTTCCAGGGCTAACTTTGCCACCACGTAGTGTGACCTTAATACAGGAGATGGGTAAGCACGACATAGTAGAGATTCTTTATGCCCGTTTTAGTGACTCGTTTTTTAAAGCAATTAAAACTGGAGTGCCAGTACAAATTACATGGAGGAACGACAAGGTATCTGGAAAGTTTGTGGGATATGCAGTAGATGTATCTTACCCAACCGTTCAGGCATTGGAGCGCAACGTTAAGATCCTTTGCGTTGGAGCATCCTATCCTCTAAAGGAACGTTCTTCTAAGATTTGGACAAATAAAACAGCAACAGAGATTGCAACTGATATTGCAAACAAGTTTAAATTAAAGCCAGTAATGACACCTAGCCCTATACGATTTACACAGCAGTCTATGTCGGGCCATTCTTACTGGGAGAAATTAAACGAACTTGCACACCGCATAGGTTATGGGGTTCAGGTTGTTGGTACAGAGTTGCACTTTCACCCTATTGACAAAATGATTGATCAATTCATGACAACCATTCCTATCATGTCTTTTAAAGACCCAATGAAGAGTCCGTCAAGCAGTTATGCTGCCCCAACATTAGATTATTTTGAGCCCAACATTGGTGACTATAACGAGACCATGGACTACACACGTACTAACAACGTAGTTGGTGGAATAGACCCTGTTACAGGAAAGACATTCTCCTCTACCTCTTCCTCAAACAAGGTTGGCAAGAACATTAGAAAGAATACAAAGGATCGTCTTTTTTCCAGCATTGAGACATCGGTTGTTACTGGAAATAGTGCTATGGCTAAATCTTTGGCGGATGCTCGTTCTCAATTAGGGCGTCTAGGTATTCCAGCAAAAGGCATTGGCCAAGGGGATCCACGCATGGCTCCGTGGGCAACGCTAGAAGTTAGAGGTACTGGCGCTACAAGTGATGGCTTTTGGATTGTTAAAAAGATAGAGCACTTCATCCATGTGGATGGTCGTTATCAGTCTGAGTTTACTGTCGTATCTGACGGTGTTGGACAAAATAAGTCTAGTGTCTTTAGGCCGCTATCTTCAGGCGGCGTTCCTACAAGAAATGTAAAAAACGAGTTACTTACCACAAACAAAAAGAAGCCCACATCATCTAAACTGAGTGGTGCTACCGCAATGTTGACTCAAGCATCTGGCGGGTACAAGGTTACCCCTAGGAAATGGAAGGCTCACTAATGGCTGAAAAAGCAATCTCCCTTCCTTTCTCAATTGACTCTTACGGCAAAGTTGGGTCTGCTCAAGATCAATCAAAGATTTGGGCTGATCGAGTTAGGTCTGTAATAGGAACTGCTGTTCGTGAAAGGTTGATGAGGCCTACATTTGGAACCTTAATTCCCTTTGCTTTATTTGAAACAGACGTTAGTGCAGAGGTGCAAGTTCAAACTGAACTTGAACAAGCATTTACTCAACAACTTCCTCTTTTAACCCTACAAACCGTAACTGTTTCAATAGATAGTTACACAAATGTTTTGAGTGTAGAAGTTGTCTATGCTCTTCCAAACAACGTAATAGTAAGCACCATCGTTGGTTTGGTACTAGTTGACGGTGCTAATCCGATCTATCAGGAGTTGTTATGAGTATAACCCCCGTATCAAATATCCCTATCTCCGTTGACTACACGGGAAGAGATTACTACTCCCTACGAGAGGCTTTAATAGCCCGTATTCAAGACCGCATACCTGAGTGGACCGCATCAGACCCAGCAGACTTTGGCGTGGCTTTGGTTGAAGCCTTTGCTTACATGGGCGATTTGATCTCCTATTACATCGATAGAACTGCTAATGAGACATTCATTCAAACCGCTGTTCAAAGAAGCAGTATCTTAAATATTGCTGCAACATACGGCTACACCCCTGCAGGCTACCGTCAAGCCAGTGCATCTATTACATTTAGTAATGCCTCAGATGCAGAAATAACTTTGCCAACTGGAACAGTCGTTAAGGGAGACGTAACGTTTTCAGACATTGTAGAGACCGTTTACTTTACTACTATTGCTGATGCAGTTGTACCCGCAGCAGTTGACGGTGTTCCTAGCGAGGTAACTGTTACAGCACTAGAGGGACGCTCTGTAACCATTGTTGCAGATGGTGCAAACACTTATGGTGAACTTATTGGTACATCCAATGGAACACCTGGAATGGTTTTTGAGTTAGGTGAAAGCCCTGTTGTTGATGGGTCAATTGAGATCTACATACAAGATGGCGATGTGTACTCAAAGTGGACCGCTGTTCAACACATTATTGACTACGGCCCAACAGCATTGGTCTACTCAGTTTCTTCCGATGAAAACAACGTTGTTTCAGTTACCTTTGGTGATGGAGTCTCTGGTGTTATTCCAACAGCATACTCTGCTATTAGAGCAAGATACACTGTTGGTGGAGGATCAATTGGAAACGTATCAACAAACTCAATTGACACCTTATTTTATGTGCCAGGACTTTCAGAAAACCAAGTCATTGCTCTTCAAAGCGTAATAACATTAAGAAACAGCACTGTTGGTGTTGGTGGTTCTGACCCAGAAACTAATGATCAAATTAGAATCGCCGCTCCTGCATCTCTTCGTGCGGGTAACAGGGCAGTTACTCTTCAAGACTTTGCCAGCCTTGCTTTGGCTGTGTCTGGTGTAGGTAAAGCAAACGCAACCTCATCAATTTGGACATCTGTAACTGTTTACATTGCTCCAACAAGGACTGCTTTAGATACGGATATTGCTCCTGGTCTTGATGATATGGGAAGTCCAACTGTTGAGTTTAACAATATTAAATCTGGGGTTGAAACATATCTAACAAACAAAACACTCATAGGAACAACGGTTACAGTTCAACCGCCTACTTATGTGGATGCTGTTATCAACTTTCAATATATTAAGTTAGACCAGTACACAACTGCTGAAGTTGAAGCAAGTCTAAAGAATGCTTTACTTACTGGTTTTGGTTATGTTGGAATGTCCTTTCAAGATACCATCCATCCTCAAGACATTGAATTTGTACTACAACAAGCCCCTGGTGTTGCAACTGTAAAGGTACTTGATCTAAGTCGAGTTGGTGATAGTGGCTTAAACACTCTTTCAGGAGGACCAGGAGAAATCTTTCGTTTTCAAGAATCAAATATAAGCCTTAGTGGAATGTAATGGATCCAGTAAAACGTCATTACGGAGTTTATAGGGGTGTTGTAAAGGACAACAAGGATCCCCAAAAACAAAGACGCCTAAAAATTTCCGTACCACAAACTACAGGGACTGAAGTAACCGAATGGGCTTGGCCTGTCGAGCCATCTAGCATTCACACAGATCTTCCAGTTGTGGGGCAAGGTGTTTGGATTTCTTATATTGGTGGAGATCCTGACTACCCTATATGGATGGGTGCTTTTGGAAAAAACCAAGGGAAAAATAAACAAATCTTTATTAAGCCATTATCAAACACTGTTTCTTTAAGTGGGTTAACTTCTACCTACATCAAAACAAACGCTATGAGTGATGGGACAACTGAACTTGATTTAATAGACACCATCATGTTGATGGCAAACAAGTTAAAAAACCATGAGACAAGAATCGCATCCTTAGAGTCTCAACTAACCACACTTCATAGTACCCTGGCAACAAGAACGGCCCCAATGCATACCCATGGAAGCAATGGCTAATAGTTAAGGCAGTAAATAGGCGGCAAAGACGAGAAAATGGCCTTTAGGCTAGAAGGGAAGACCAGTGACAGCACTATATCCATCCTCAGTTAAGTCCTTTACAACAAAGGTTGACTTCACTGACACAGTTCTTGCTGAACACGTTAACAGTCTTCAAGACGAAGTACGCTCTCTTGAGTCCACAATTGGCACACTTCCAAACGTAGGATCTGGTTGGGTTGGGTCGTTCGATCAAATCACGACTAACTGGAATACTCTCAAGGATCGCATTGCAAACATTGAGTATGGTCTAAACGCCGTTTATACAGAACGTCTTCCAGCAGGTGGAACAACAGGTCAAGTCCTTATTAAAACCTCTAACGATGATTACGCCATTGGTTGGTCTACAGCAAACTTTTTACCAAGCCAGTCGGGCAATGATGGCAAGTATTTAACTACAGACGGAAGCACAGCATCATGGGCGACTGTTGCTCAAGGTGGAGAAACAATAAGTTCATTCTTACTTGCTGGCTGTTAAGGACTCAAGCACGTGACTAAATATGGCGTAAATTATTATGGCGCAAGCAAGTATGGGCAAGCCGCCCTTTTAAATCTTTCTGTACAACCAATGTCAGTATTGGTTTATTCTGCGGTAACAACACAAGCAACAGAGTTTAGAAAAGTCAAAGTATCCTGGCAACCACCTGTTGGATCATTTACTGAGTTTCGTCTTGTTAGAAGCCAATCTGGTTATCCTGAAACAGCAGAAGATGGAATTGTTATTTTTCAAGAGTATGCAACTTCAGGAACTGTATCTCGTTCATACTTCATTGATGGTGAGGACAACCCTACAGACATTCCTCTTGTCTCTGGCCGTCAAGTTTACTACAGGGTTTTTTTATTTACTTCAGATAGGATTTGGGTAAACGCAGGAAGCATCACTGCAATTGTTCCAAGTAACCACGGTGTTCAAGGACAACTAATGAGTTACTTACCTAAAGTATACACTTCTAAAGAACAAAGCCCATTAGGATCTGTTGATACAGCGTCTGCTTTATACAATTTTATTTGGGGACTTTCCTTTACGCAAGAAGAGTTTATGACTTACTTGGACTTATTACGCCCATACCACACGGGTCTTGAGACACCAATAGAGTTGATTACAGCAGAGACAACTAACGTCGGACTTGTACAAGAGTCGGGGTTACCTACTAAAAATCAAAAGAGACTTGTTCGTGAAGCGTTTTACATATATACACACAAGGGGATAGAAAGTGGCCTTCAAACATATGCTGAAGCATTAACTGGGTTTGCTCCAACAATTACTGTATCAACAAATATGTTATTAACAGTTCAAGACTCTACTTTTTATGGTCATTTAGGAAACTGGGTTTTTACAAATGCAACGGCTTCAGTAAGTCAGGAGCAGGTACCTCATACTGTAGAGACCGCTATCGACACAACAGACACCTGTAAACTAGTAGCAAGTTCTGGATTTACAATGGTGCTTGGTGAAGACGACCCTATTAGAAAGGGTGTTCCAGTAACTGCTGGGACGCAATACACAGTTTCATGCCAAGTAAAATCACCATCAAGTGCGGGTAACGTAGTTATGCGTGTTGATTGGTATGATGGTACTGGCACTTCTGTTAGTTCAAGCACTACATCAAGTGTTTCTGCAAATAACACATGGAAAACATTGAGCAGTACAGTGACTGCGCCAGCAGGTGCCGTATACGCAGGGTTGCATCTTGTATCAAACAACGCAGGAACCTACTATATTGACCAAGTATGTATGCAACAAGGTTCTTCTGTTTCATACGATGAGGCCCGTGCAGTTGACGTTTTCTTAAGTCCGATAAAAACAAATTTAATTAAAAACCCTTCTTTTGAAACCAACGTAACAGACAGTTGGACACTAGCAGGTTCTGCAACTGCTGCAAAAGATACAGACGTATCCGACATTGCTTATTCTGGTTCTAATAGTGCTAAGGTAATTGGTACTAGTTCCTGGTCTTTTACCTCTAATACAATGCCTATTAGAAAAGGAATCTATTACACCGCTTCTGGTTTGATTAAAGCAAACGCACCACTGACAGTTACCTTTGTTGGCAGAGACTCTGGGAACAATATAATTGAAACAGCAGACCTATTTACTATTGATACCACAACAACTTGGTCAAAATTTACAATCTCACATTTGATTGATGCATTTGACGATCAAGTTGCAACTTACGAACTTCACTTTGCTGGAACAACTGGAACCTACTACTTTGACTGTATTCAGTTTGAAGAAGGAAACAGGGCAAGCGATTACTTTGACGGGTCTTTGCCATCTGACTTTGGTGCCATCTGGGGTGGGACAGCAAACAACTCTGTCACCTACCTATACCCAAATAAGCCTGCAAAG